TGCGTCCGCGCCATGCTTGAATCACGTCAGTGCCAAACGGCATCGGGTCAAGGAATGCGTTGAGTAGGTCGCGCCCCAGGTCGTCAGAGCTGCTGTTGAACGACATCGCGGTCTGCCTGGCCGTACCGAGTAACTGAAACACCTCGCTGTTGGCAGGCGCGACATACACATTGCACCCTACCGTCAGCCCGCTGATCTGTAGCGCTTGGCCTTCAGTCAGGGATATTTCAGCCGATTCACCTGCGCCTGTCTCGCGTCCGTCTGGCAAGATGGCCGTGCAGCGCACTTGATAGAAACCGGCAGGCAGTGTGCCGGTGACAGCCGCAACGATTGGCGCGACTGGTGCAGTCCAGCCCCACGGGATGACTGAGTTATCCAGCAGGATGATGCCTGAGTCGGTGCCGTTGTTGTAGAACACCTGCTCATTGACTTCGCACCAATAAACCTGGTCAGTTTCAGTTAATGGCGCAAGCACGGTGCCTGCAAAGTCCTGAATACCGCTGGCAGTGGCCAAGTAAAGGCGGTTGAAGTCGATGGTGCTGTAGGCACTGGTAAAAGCACCAGCGCGGTTCAGCGTGTAGCCTTCGCGCTTGGTCAGTTCGCCGGTATCGGCCACATTGACGTTATCAGCCTGGACAAGCCAGCGCATACCGAGCCGCATAGGGTCAGATACGTTACATAAACCTGAAAATGAACTGATGGTTTGCGACTGCATTCACTGAATATAGAAAATGCAGGCGTACAAAGCAAACCCTAGCGGGCGAGCAAAATCACCAGTTCATTGAAACAACGGGAGGCCGCTTGTCTCGCTGCTTGCGCCTGACATTGGCATCAATGCGCTTGCCAAACGAATCCGCAAAGATGCCCTCGTACTCTGCGGCACGCGCCTTGTCACTGGTTTCTGCATCTTGCTTGAGTAAAGCACAGCGATACACCCACGGCATCAATTGCATGTGAAACCGTGGATGAATTTCAGGCGAAGCGTCGGTGTTGTCTATCGTCAAATCATCCAACGGGGTTCGATAGACTGTCATTGCGACCGAATACACCTTATCCGGTGTTGGTACAAGTCGAATCTGAGTCTCACCTTCAGTCAGGTAAAAATCAGGAAGACCAGAGCGCGCCTCCCAACCCTGCATTACCTGGTCGAGATACTCAACGCTTGTCTCAAGCAATGGGTATCCGCCTACAGTCACGCGCTTGATGCGGTGAATGGATTGGTGCAGCGGGTAGCTATCCGTTCCTACCACGGTTGAAAACGCGCAGACATCCTCGGTTGCCCTATCCTCAATCAAACTTGCACGGGTGCAAGCCTCATTGACAGCATCCGTCAGGTACAGGCAAATCTCGTCATCGCTCCACAGGTACGGCAGTTCAGCGTCCTGTAGAACCCGACGAAACTCTGCAATAAGCTGTTCGACAATCACAGTTCGGCTTTCAGTAGCTCATCCGTCAGCACTTCAAACTCTGCGCGAGTGGTATGAATGCCGGTAAGCTCATTGAGTCGGGCCAGCTTTGGCGTGCCATTGGCGTTGAAGTCAGCCGGGTTCTTGTCGGCCAGCATCTTGATGAACGTATCGCGGATAACCTGCTTTGGGTTGTAGCCGCCACCTGGCACTTGCGGTACAGGAATTTCAGCGCCAATAGGCAAACACCCTTGCATGGCTGCTTGCTTGTGGTAAATCGCGTCAATATCCGTACCCTCTGGCGTAACCACGCAAGTGTGTCCAGATACCAATGCGACATGAATGTTCTGTCCGGTGGTTGATTTGAAAATCATTTTTTATTTCCTTGTGTCAAAAGCCCTGCGGCGATCAGTCCGCAGGGATAAAGGCAATTACTTGCCACACCACACACAATTAGTCTTGGGTGAACTCAGAGCGGCCTTGGACGTAATAGAGAACTTCCAGCCGAACCTTTCCGGTAGTCGGTGTGCCGCCACCTGAAGTCCAAGTCACCTTCAGCGTGTTGTTAGATGCCGTATGGACAAAGCCAGTCGGCACCAAAGCCACGCGGGCCGCCAAGGCGCGGATATTGCCGTCAGTCAGATAGCGGGCGGCAGTGGTTGCGTCGCCAACATCCAGCACGTCAGAGGTGGTACTGTTCCACGCTTCAGTGGTAATCAGTTGACCAGACAGGACAACAGCGCCAGGGGGCAAGACGAGCGCATCAGCAGCGACATTCGTCACCACGTCAGCAAGGTTAATATCGACAAACGCCGCAACAGGGCATTGGCGAGCTACGTTTTTAGTGATAGCCATGATAATGGTTCCTTAAATATGAGAATTGGTTTTAGATAACAAGGGCCGAAGCCCTGTTTGTTATCTATTAGGCGAGATAGTGATCGATGCTCAACACGCCGAAGTCCTCAACAGACTTATCGTAGATACTATAGAACTTGGGCTTAACAAACCCAAACATCTTATCTACGTTAATTCCGAACTGACTATCAAACTGGAACGTCTTTTCTGCCCATTCCGGTTGACCCAAGTCAGCCATACCCAACGCTTGCGCACCGCACAGCAACGTGCGAGTGCCGTTTACTGCATTGCCAGAACCCCACTTGACGGTTGCACCCTTGGTGGTATAGACCAGGCGGTGCTCATGGAGAACAACACCGTCAATCGTTACCGTGCCGCCGGTGAACCACGGACTATCCAAGCCCTGCTTGGTGGCTACTGCGGTCACTGCGCGCTGATAGTCAGCATCACCCTTGAGTGCCGCGAGCGTGCCTGGCTGCACAAACATGACGTAGTGTTCCTTGCCTCCAGACATCAACGGCTTGATGTAGTGCTCTTTAGCGTAGGAAACGGCTTGCACAATCATCTTGTACGTCGGCACATAGGTGCTGGCGATGTTGGCAGTGTTAGATGCCACCAGTGCCGAACCATCCCACATCATCGCCCGCTTGGTGCTGGGTGCGGACACGTCATTAGCGAACGAAAGATTGGGGAACGGGCTGTTCACGCGGGTTTCGCCGTTGTTCATGTACGCATAGCTGATACCGGACATCGTGAGAAACGCGAGCGAGTCAATCCGATTGGCAAGCCAGTAAGCAAGACGCTCTTTGGCAAACTCACGGAAATTGATAACCGTCTTTTGGTCGGACAACTTACCTTTGTTGCGTACACCGTGGCTGATCAGGTCGATGTTGATCGTCTGGTTGTACGACTGCATCGCCTCTTCGTTGCCCTCGCGCTCGTTATCCCCGATAACACCGTCGCCAACCAAGTCGGCAACCAAGTGCATGAGAATTTGTTCCCCGCGTTCTGTTTTCGTCAAATCAGTAACTCGCTGAATAACAGCGTTATCACCAGTGCCGATAAACTTTTTGAGAAACATTTGGTCGCGTGCATCGACCCAAATGTCTTTTGCCCATACTACCTTCTGTTTTGGCGTTAGCGCCGCGAAATTTGTTTGTGCCATGACAGGCTCCTATTGAATTGAAAACGAAATGCTTTTCAGGCAATGCGCTGCCAATTCGCGGAGTCATGACTTTTGGCCATCACGGGGGCCAGATTGTTTTACGTCGCTATCCTTTGACGAAATTCACCGCTTGATACTGATATGGGTGGTGAATCCATATCAGAACCGTCTTTCCGGTTTGTCAGGTTTTACTAATCGCCCCTGAGCCGTTTCTTTTCAGCAAGAGACAAACTTGCAAACTGTTCATCATCCATACTCTCAACATCGACGCGAGCTGCTGTAGTCCGATTACCGATACCTTGAGTTAATGACGGTGGCTGGCGAATCGAATCATCAGCACCACGCTTAATAGCGTCACGGCTGCGAGTATCTACAACTTTTCCATTTTGCGAAACCCTAGCTTGCGGTGCATCAGTTTCAAACCGTGGTGCAATGGCATTTACCGCATTGCGCAGGGCAATATGCGCCTGCACACCGCGTGCAATATCAGCATCACGCGCATCAATAATCAGCTTGAGTGCCAATGCGCCGTCTCGCGTGTCAAGGTACGGATACGCCTCAATCGCTGCCGCTGACTCGGCCTGCAAGGCGTTGGCTGCCTGGCGCTGCGTCATGTTGCTTTCCATGTCGTACATGGCTTGCTGGCGAAGATTGGCATTGATCTCACGCCGGATTTGCTTGGCAAGCGAAGCATCGCCGTCCAGCATCGCGTCGATGTATGCCTGTTCCTTTGCGTCCTCGTCGAATGCCGGTGCTGACTGCTGTGCCTGCTGTGCTGGAGTGCGGAGCCGTTCAATCTCTTGATGTGCTTCTTCAAGCTGGCGTTGGTATTCCTTCTTTGCCTCGTTCACTTCGTCGAAGCGGGCCTTTGGAATACTTGGCTTTGTGGTGTGCTCTGGCTCGGCTGACTTGTTTTCGTCAACGAGGTCTTTCAAT